ACTCGACGAGCAACGCGCCCCCACTAAGGCTGCCGGAGTGCCCTGGTAATGGCGGTCAAGTCAAAAACGGCACTGGGGCGAGTTGAGCACAAAGCCGGTCGCCCCAAAACCACGTCCCAGGGTTTCGGACAGCATTCGCGTCCCCGCCGACGCGGTAAGAAGCCCTTGCGTGGTCAGGGCAGATAAATGGACAACCGTTTGTCGCTGCTCGGTGGTGCGCTTGCACTGCTAACCACTGTTGTGGCGACAACGGTCACCATCGACTCGCGTTACGCCAAGTCTGCCGAAGTCAGGCAACAGTTTTGCCAAGCCCGTAAGCAACAACTACGGGACCGGATTTTTGAGCTGGATCTAAAGGCGGACAAAACGCCAAACGACAGAGCGTTGCGAGAATACTTGCAACAGCAACTTCGTGATGGATGCTGAAACTTTAGAGAACTGGCGAAAGATCAAAGCAGCACTTGAAGCAGCAGGGAAAACGGATTGTGACTATTACCGTCGCGCGGTAGTAATTTTGCGCGGCCAGCCGGATCCTTGGCGCCCGCCTTCGATAAAATAATTGCAACGATCAAGCGCCGTGGACCCCTTTTTGACGCCACTAGCCACGGCAGCGATCATCGCTGGTGTTGGTGCCTTATGGCGCATCGACAAACGCGCCAGCATCATGGACACCCGAATGGCCTTGATCCTGGAGCAAATCACAGCGCTGCGGAGCGATCACAAAGAACGGCTCGACGACCACGAACGCCGAATCCGCACCATCGAACAAAAGCTGTGACCACCGTCGTCCACTCCACCCGCTTTGAAGGCGGCTACAAGCTGGAACAACTGGAGAACGAACGCAACGAGATTTACTACCGGGCCTGCAAAAACAGCATCTGCCGGTACGCAGAAGACGAATACATCGCCCGCATGTACCTAGAGGGCATGGGCTGGGACCCTATGCAACCTCCACTTCCAAATAATTTCTTGCCGAAATCTTAAATTTGCCTCCTTTTTGTTTAAGTATTCGCCATCCTTGATTTGATGGTCCATGCCTAAGTGTCGCTAAGCCGAAGGTAGCCGCGGAAACACTTAAGTGCTAGCCCCTCTTATCTAGTACAGCTAAACTTTTGCAAGATTCCAGTATTCAATGGATCCCACCACTCTCGCTGCTATCGCAATCCTGGCTGCCGCCGGAAGCGAAATCCTGACCCTGCTGCCCATCCGCAGCAACAGCTGGGTCCAACTGGTGATCAGCCTGCTCAACGCCATCGCCCGAAAAAAGTCCTGACCACAACCTGGCTGGTGCGATTCAGCACGAGGGATTGGCGCGATGACGTGAACCAAGCGGCAAAGGACTTCAAGTTCCACGCCACCCTCAAACCTCGTATGGATCGCACTATTGAGGACTGGCATCAAGCACAGCCCGAAGCACTCAAACCTGTGGTGAGAGAACACGCTGACGGAGGTTTCAGTATTCACGCTCCTTGGTCCGATGGCGCAAAACAAAATCCGCCTAACTGACCTCTTCCGGTATTACAAAGCGTTGCCTCACCAAGCAGCCGCTATTACCGAGCTAGAGGAGGCTATCAATAAAGCCAACCCCCACATCTTGGGGCGCGACCAAGGCTGGTTCAAAACCTGGAGCGTCGCCGGCAAGCAAACCAGCTTCCCCAACACATGGGAAGGTGTGCTCGAAGCCGCCCGAGTTGCTGGAGCAAAATTCCCCGAACTCGTCGCTGCCCAGTGGGCTTGCGAATCTGGCTGGGGCAAACACGTTTCTGGCCGCAATAATTTCTTCGGTCTAAAGGGTGAAGGCACCGGCACCAAGACCCAAGAATTTATTAATAACCAGTGGATCACGATCTCGGCGGAGTTTATTGACTTCCCCGACCTGATGTCCTGCGTGATGTACTTGGTCGATCACTGGTACAAGGACTATAAAAAATACAAAGGCTGCAACACCGCCGCCACTCGTGAAGACGCTGCCAGGTGGCTGGTGAAGGAAGGGTATGCAACCGACCCCACCTACGCCCAGAAGTTGATCAGCCTGATGGACCAACACGCTGGAACCAGTCCGGCTGCCAGTCCAAGGGAAAAAATCCTGAAAGTCCCGTACGAGTACCAACTTGGAGCTGATGATGGCCCGCAAGGTTATCGCCAGTGTTTTAGCTCCAGTTGCGCGATGGTTGCCCGGTATTACGGCAAGATCTTGGGCGACTACGAGTACAACAAAGTCCGCGCCCGCTTTGGCGACAGCACTGATGCGCAGGCACAAGTCGCTGCCCTTCGCTCATTGGGTCTTAAGGCCGAGTTTGAGATGGAAGGCACCAAGGATTTGCTGGAACAGTTCATTGCTGACGGCTATCCCACGCCGGTCGGCTGGTTACATCACGGCCCTGCTAGTAATCCAACTGGCGGCGGTCACTGGAGTGTCGTCATCGGCTTTACCCCCACGCATTTCATCCACAACGACCCGTACGGCGAAGCAAATCTGGCCGCCGGGGGATACGTAAGCAACAAGGGTGGCGCTGGAATCGCGTATTCCCGCAAGAACTGGCTGCCACGGTGGCTCGTGGACGGAAACGACACGGGCTGGTATATGAAAATCCGACCATGACGCCATGCGCCCCATCGAGCACTCCACCGATGTTGATTAGCGATATACCGAGTAATGTGCCCTGAGAAATAAAAAGCATGTGATCGTTCCCGACCACGAGATCCAGCGCCTGTGCCAGCAAGAGCGGATGGTCGTCCCTTACGACCTTGAGTTACTGAACCCGGCGTCTTTGGACCTGCGGATTGGCGAGAACATCATGGTCGAGGTTGAGCACACCTCAGAACTTCAGATTCAGTCGATCGCTCACTGCACCAAGGACAACCCATATCTGATGGCCCCCGGCGAGTTCCTGCTTACGGAGACGCTTGAAGTCTTCAACATGCCGGCCGACATTTGCGGCATGTTCTGCCTCAAGTCATCACGCGCCAGAGAGGGTTACGAGCACAGCCACGCTGGTTACGCCGATTGCGGCTGGAACGGCAGCAAGCTCACCCTGGAGTTAAAGAACAACAAGCGCTTCCACAGCCTGCCGCTTTATCCAGGCCTGAAGATTGGTCAAATGGTCTTCCTGCTAATGGTGGCCAACCCTGACTTGGATTATGGAGAAATTGGGCATTACAACGGCCAGCCCCGCGTGATGCCGAGTTGGGAGGAGTGTCTTTAGCTACCCTTATTGGAAGCGGAGAGCTTCTCCCATGCAGCGGTACTTAATCGAAGTAACCGGGAAGTTTTACTTCGAGACCGCGCAGGACCCTGAGAACATCCCAGGCGACATCTACGCCTGCATCTCAGAGTGCTTCAAAACCGATGACGACATCATCGACATCGAGATCGCCACCTACGAACTTCCAAAAGATGGAGCATCAGATTGATGGCATCTATCTCGTTAGCAAAAAAGCGAGTAAGCAACGCTTCCGTGCCTCAATCTTCTCCGCTTGGAACCACACCTGCGCCTACTGTGGGGACCACGCCACCACAATCGACCACGTAAAAGCCAAGGCTCACGGTGGTCCGACCACGCTGCGCAACTGCGTGCCAGCTTGCCTGCGCTGCAATGCCGACAAATCCCACTCGTCAGTCTGGCTTTGGTGGATCAAACAACCCTTCTGGAACTTCTTCAGAGCTCACAAGCTGCTGTGCTGGATCAGCCGAAGCGAGCAGCCTTCATATGCTCTATGTAGATCTGAGCCTGCCACAGATCATTGGTATAACGGCCGATAGAACAATTTGGTATACAGGCGCGGTGGGGACGACGTAATTAGTGGTTAGCCCAGAAGGCCGAGCAGCTTTTTGCGAAGACTCCTCCACTAGATCGTCCCTCCGGGAAACCTAAACCGCATTGTGCCGCAACAAATTCCCAGTGGATGCAGTGCTGGCACCTGGGCTTGTTGTTTGTGATGGCCCGAGCGTCGGCATAAAGTTGCTCGGCTTCAATGACCGCCTGCTCAAGATCTTTGCAGCTGAGAGGAAGGTCCAGCTTGCCCGTGTGGGTCTTAATGCGGACACGCCAGCCCTTGGATCCTTCGTACAGGACCATTCGGCCGGCGTGATACCGCAGTGAGGCCACTAAGCGTGTGCTAGTAGCCGCAGCTTAGTTGTCAAGTCTTCAATTGCACCGTCGTTAAATACAGCGCAATCGAAGCCGTTGTAATCGTTCAAGCCACCTTCGCTGGCGTGTTCAAGAGACTTGGGAATACCCGGTCTTTCGACATACCAGAGTGCGCCGCCCAAGTTCTTGATCAACTGCGCCTCATTGAAAAAGCGGCAATCATCAACCACGACTTTGTCGTACTGCTTGATCCGCTCGGACCAGCAGCGCAACCAGATCTCAGGATGAACGCAGGATCGGCCCCATTCCGTACCAAGCGTCCGAAGCATGTGCCGAACACTTACTTCGGCAGATGGCACGACTGCCTGCTTGTGCCTGTAGACCAGATCCTCAGCTCCGGCCTGGTCGTAACCCAAAGCCTTGAGCATCGGAATCAGCATCTCCTTCAAGGTCTGGGCAAATGGCACGATCGTGTAACCGCGCTCTTCCGCCAGCCATTGGGCGATGGTGGATTTGCCAGAGCCAGCAGCAGGGCTGTAAAGGCCGATCAGCTTTTTCATTACTGGCCTGCCAACTGGGATGAGATGAATGAGGCCCGCATGATCTGTGCAGTGTCCTGCGCAAACTGATCCATCAGACCGGTGTAAGTGCCGCGCAGGCCAGGCTCAGCAGAGTCCCGCTCGTAGAGCTTGTACAAGTAATCAAGAAAGTCGGCTTTCCCTTTCTCGATCTGCCATGGCTTCAGCTCGGACAAGAGCTGTTCCGCGTCCAACGACTGGGTCGCCCCAATAAACGATTCGCCCATCAAAGAACCAAGGCCGGTAGTAAGTTTCAATGCCATAAAACAGCGGATGAGCGCCGTAGGAGCCTACCCCCGTGTTCGGGTGGTAGAGCGTCACTTCTCAGCATCGGGCAAATGGTAGATGCGTTCCAGCTTCATGGAAGCCGGCTCATAATCGTCTGAAACATCGTCCGGCTCTGAGTCGCCCCACGAGACAGCATCGTTCTCATTGCGCAGCACCCAAGTAACCGTCGACTCGTATTGCTTGACGCAAATAAGTCCAATTCTTGGAGATTTCATCAACCAGCGAAAAATCGCCGCTTCTACAGGGTTGAGAAATGGGTGGGCTCGCATCAGTTCGTCTCCGTGATCATCGCTGGGCATCCTTCTGCAAAGCTCGTACCCCCTTCAGGTAAGCCTAGGCAGCATCTGCGACTCCAATGCGCGCAGGCTGCGCATGGTCCGCCACCAGCAAGTGGTTCGTACTTGCGCATCCGAGTCTCCTCTTTGATCTCAGCTTTACCTGCGGGCGTTCTGCGGTAGCAGTCTGCGCAGATAACTGGATTACGAGTGTCCTTGCCGCACGAAGGGCAAATCCTCGTGTTGATGCGGCTCGTAGAGCGAGCACTCACTGGCGAACGATCCACCAGCCTCAGGGAACTGCATTGAACAGGAGCCATGTAACCAATAAGAACAAGAGGTGCAGGACTTGCGGGACTCGCGATTAGTCGGATTAAGGACTCGCGAGATCGCGGTATTCAGGCGAAGGAGCAGGCTGTACTCCTCCATCTGTTTAGCCGTTATCTCGAAAGTTGTCTCGGCGTGAGCGCAAATGGCGCACTTGCGCCTCATACGGATTGCCTCGTCAAGCTTTCGATGCTCGACCTCGGTCAGTTTTAGGGCTTTTTGCCCGCAGCTTGGACACCTTTTCATATTCGGCAGCGAGTTGCTTTTCGGCGTTTACCCAAGCTTGGCGAGTGACGATGTTTCGGACATGCACGTAGCAGATGTCGTACTTAGCGGCGATTTTTGCCGACGGCATCCCCTGCTTATCGAGCATCCGAATCTCCACAACGTCCATTGGCGTCAACCTGGCGTTGGGAGGAATGTTGCCCCTTCTCCAGCTTGTGGAGTTGGTCCGCGCCTTGCGGGCGATCTCAGCCTTGCCCTCTTTGATAAGGGTGTTCAGCTGATCTACGTCTAATTCAGGCATCAAACCACCTGGAGCTGTGACATCGGCCAACGCGCTTTCGCATATTTCAACGCATGAGTCTTGGACTCAGCCTGAAACTCAACGAACATTGGGCTCGCGCCAACTTGAGAGACGCGGATCCGAAATCTCTTGGTCTTGGCACCTGGGACAGCCCTGCTGATGCCGTCGCCATGCCGGGATGTAGATTCCGCATCATCATCATCCCAAGTAGTGTTCAATGCAAAGTCCGACACAAATAAAAGATAATTGAGCAGTGGGCTTTCCTATAGTAACTCAAATGCAGGGAGTGCCATGACCTGGTTTGACCGGGATGTAACACCCGAACGCGAGCTCTCAATCGAGTTGGCGTCCCGTGAGATGGAGCCGCGAGAAGCCTATCTGTTTAAGACTCTGATGTCTTACCAGAAGATGCTCCAGTCCGCGGTCCACGAGATTATGAGGCTTGAGTTTTTAGTCGAAGATCTTCAAGAGCAAGTTCAACAGCTTCCTCCTGAAGCTCCTTGAACAGGCGCTCGCCAAGCTCGTCGATCAACAGCTCTTGGAATTTCTCCTCCGCTAGCTGAGTGACTAGCTGGTCATCTGGTTCAGGAGCAGCCTTCCGAACCTCAACGATCTCCCGTTTCTGCGGAACTTTGAGCAGCTGCATCGCATTGGTACGGAAAGCGTTGCAAATCCCCATCTTCTTACGGACTTTGTGAACCCAGTCAGGATCCACAGGCTTACCGGTGCGAATTTCCTGCTGAACCGCGTCAGACAGCGCGTTCTCCATCGAACGGGCCGCCATGACAAGCTCGCCGTTGAAGCGATAAAGCTCTGAGTTAGTCAGCTTGTCCAGCTCGTCCATCGCGATCACGCGATCAAGAGACTTGCTGTGGAACGTAAGCGGTGCGGGCTTTGTGTCCATAGGTAACTAAAACGATAAGTCCCAGTTTGTACCGGGACTTACATTCTACAGCATCAAATGAGACTCAGGCTGCAGGCTTCTCAAGGCAGAGCACGAAGCAGCCAGGGCGAGTCGCATCCCGGCGCACCGAATACTTCACCTTGTCACTGGCACGGCTCATCACGCCAACCACCTGCGAAATAGTGGTGGGCTTATAACCCTTGCCAGTTTCAGCGTCGTAATAGGGCACATAGATCGCGTCGCCTGGCTTCATCGCCAAAACTTCCTCGCGAAGAGGCGTCGTCTTGCAGGCGCGGCCAGTACGAACCTTGACCTCTGACATGGAAACTCGCTCAAACGGTGACATAACTACCAAAACAGGCGCGGGCTGTACAAATAGCGTACACTCCACATGCATTTATGGTGCAAGTTTGTGAGTAAGGAAGAAGCTAAAAAGGACCCGGCCCCACCGGATTCACACCTGGTTCAATTCATGCACAAAGGCGGAATGAGCGGGAAGTCAATCTCCCGCGCACTCCGCGTTCCTTACACCCGTGTTCTCCGTTGGATTAAGGAAGGGTCACCTTCACAATCCGCTTTGTAAAGTCCACCGCCGCAAGGGGGTTGGCACGTTTGAGCATCCAAACCCCAATCCCTGTCAACCTGTTGTGCTCCCCATTCACTGGTTGGGGCTCTAAATGCTCGACGATCCACTTCGGTGGCCGCACCACCCAGATGGGACGCCTAGATCCCATGCGAATCAACTTCAATCCGAGGCTCTGTAACACGGTTCAGACTCCGAAATGAGAACGGCTTGGTTGTAAAAACGGTAAAGAGAGCCAGAGCGCAACTTCTGGCGTGCGTCATACACATTTGCAGCCTGGATGACCTCATAAAGGCCCAAGCTGCCGATGTAGAAGACGAACCTGCGCATAGTCAGACCGGTGCGATCCTCACGATTTTCACATCAGTGAAGGCGTCACGCAGGATCATTGAGGCCTGGTAGGTGTCCTCAGCCATGATCCTCATCGACCTGAGGACCGGCATACGATCGGTTTTATAGGTGACCTCATAAGTAGTGAGGCCACGGTGATAAGCGTTAAACGAGGTCACGGGAATTGCGTGAGTGCGATGGTGACGATAAGAAGGCCGACCAACCAGGTCAGCCCAAACAAAACAACCAGCTGGTTCTGGCTCACAGCACTATTCAGGCTTTCGCCGAAGATTTGCAATCCAGTCCTCTCGTATCTTTGCGTCGGCTTCGGCAGCCTCTTGATACTCGTCACTGGTTGACAGGTCTTTTATCGCTTCATAAATCCGATCGCGAATAAAAGCGGTCGCCCGTAACTTTTCTTTTCG